ATCGACCGTTCCAACTTCCCCTGTACCCGAGACTCCGGTGACCGAGAGGTTCTGATCGGTGACAACAAAAACTGTCCCAACCGCCCCGGTCGCAGCCACTCCGGTAACAGCAGCAACCGCTGCCGCTGCAACTAGGACATCCCCGACTTCGCCCGTAGCAGAAAGCCCGGTAACAGGAACAATAGCCGCTGCCTGTACCGTAACGGTGCCGACCGCTCCCGTCCCCTCAACGCCGGTAACGGCAAGGACTTGATCCGTTTTAACGAATACGGTGCCAACGGCACCCGAAGCCTCAACCCCGGTAACGACCGCAACTGCCGAGGCCGCAACAACTACGGTGCCGATCTGTCCAGTGGCCTGAACGCCCGTGACGGGGATAACTTGGTCGGTAACGACAACAACTGTGCCAACGACACCCGAAGCCTCAACGCCCGTAAGAAGGACATTGGCTACGCCAACAACCGTGACCGACCCAATCTGGCCTGCGGCTTCAACGCCCGTAACGGGGATATTTACGGAGCCCGTGACAACAACAGATCCTACCGCACCCGTTGCAGTAAGATTGCCAACACCTTCGCCCCAACCTTGTTCGCCCCAGCCTACGCCGGAAGCGTTCCAACCGTCGAAGGCGACTATGACGCCTGCCACGGCCCCTGCCTAATTAAATTAGGCGATACGGAGGATTGCGGTTGATGCTGCAGCAGCCGGGAACTGGATAGTGAAGTTGCCCGCCGTCGAGGTTTTATCCCCGCCGAACGCCAGCACCGCCACCGCCTTGTTACTTTGACTGCTGTTGTAGATCAACGCGCCATTTGCCGTAATTGTGGCCGAGTCCCACGTAATGTCGTCAAAATCCAAATACGCCGTCGTGCTGCTTGAAGTCGGTACTTGCGAGATCGTCAACGTCTTACCGCCAGCAGTGTAGTTCGTACCAGACGAAGAAACTTCGTCCGTAGTCGTATATGCCGTAGTAGACGCACTCAACGTAGCAGACGAGGTGTACAAAGCGATCTTGAAGACATCCGCAGCCGTCGAAGCCCGGATTACGCCGGTCCCAAAGTTGTGGATTCCGTCAAGAATCTCAACCTTAAACGACGTTGCCATTGCCTGAGTAATAGCCATCTCAATCTCCTAAATGCTCTATAGCATTCATAAAACCGTTTTCAATCAATATGCGCCGCAGGTTCATCCGCTCGGATTCCTGTGCTTCCTTGAAGTACTGCGCCAGAACACGTTTAAGTTCTGAACGGTTATTAACGCGAAGAAGGCGATCAACAGCACGATCTGCCATCTCGTCTGGCGTAAATCCACGACTGTCCGTGGTAAACACCTTTACCGTACCAAGTTCTAATCCACCTTCAAAACTCATGTGACCGGAATCCTCGCTTGTCCTGAACGGTACGCATCCTGACGATCCAGACCATCGCCCAGACGCTTCAATTGAGCAAGGGCTTCCTGATACTTCTGCTCGTAGTACTGCATCATATCGGCTTCGCCCTTGAGATAAGTGTACGCCTCGCGGAGCGATCCGTAGAGCAACACGGTCTCAAAGTTGTCCCCAAGCCACGATGTTGAATTAGTAACAATAGAAACCGGGTAATAGTAGTAATGCAGTTCGGCCGTGTACGCAACGTCTGGGGTCGGCCCAAGAATCATGCTGGAGTTATTCCAGATAGCGTAGTACTTAGGCTTCCCATACGAGTTGGGTGGTGGATACGCAGCGCGGATGTAGTTCACATCCTTGTTCAACAGGTACTCGTACTCACCCGTAGTCGGGTCAATCACCGCAAGCGAGAACGTCGAGAGCCAATCAGACGGCAGGGAGAAATACTGAAATTGCGCCGTCATCGTACCGGTGACGTTCTTACGAATCGCCGGGATCTGGACTGAGTTATAAATCCGCTCTTCAGCCAACTGCACAAACGTAGGGATATTCGCTACAAAAGACGTTTCCGTGCTTTCGCAGTAATCCTGAATCAACGTTGAGAGTTGACTGTAGTTCACGGAGACCAGCCAGACCGGTACTTGCTGTTGTTCTCAAGATTGATCTGAGACACGAACTTCGTGCCCTTGGTCGCAGCGCCAGCACCCTTCATTTTCATGTGGGTAACGCCCTTGTTGACATCCTTCTCAGGATAGCCATTACGACCCGTCGAATCCGTGTTCGGCCTAATCTTGCCGGGGTTCAGTTCTTTCATGATGCTTACCTCGGGCCAGAAGACTTACGCACCGGGCTGCGCTGGTTCATCACCTTCGCCATATTCCGACCGTACTTCTTCATGTCGCTGTTGGTCTTGCCACCAGCACGCATGTTCTTGACCCGACCCGGACCGTGAGCCTTGCTCGCCGGGAGAGCCGCGTGTTTTTCAAGTTTACTCATAGCCATCTCAATCTCCTAGGTCGTAACGACCGTTACCGTCCCGACTTCACCTGCCGGGGCTAAATCATTTGGGGTTAACCCGGCATCGTCTGCTCTAGCCCCTCCTACGGGAGCCCAGCCCCATTGTATCTGACGACTGCCATTTGCGCCGTCATTACCTACCGCAAAATAACTCGTATCCGGTCGCGGATTCCGCAACGCCTGCGGGTCGTCCACGGGGTACAAACCAAGCGATAATTGAGGCTGATCCGGCTCCCAACACTCCGAACATACCAAGATATTTACGTTCTTGGTCTTGATCACGAGCGACTTTAACTGCTTCAGTTTGTACTGAAACCCGCAGCGGTCGCACATGGCGATAGCGTTTTTGCCACTGGCAAACCTGTTTGGCATTAGTAGCCACCCAAGAAACTCTCACGTGGGACAAAGCGTACTGCGGCTTTCTCACGATCCTCGCCAGAAGCCAAATCCCAAGCCTCGTCATACTGGGCCTTCAAGACCTGAGTACGACCCTCTGCACCCGGAATCTTTAGCGACAGCATATAGGCCAGCCCAGCAACCATGCAGGGCAGGAAGCGGAACGGGATATCCTGACCATTAACGCCTGTACCGGGGTCAAACATACGACGCAGACGGGTGTAGTAAAGAATCCAAGTAGTGCTGTTATCGGGCTTCGGCCAGACCGTAAACTGAGGGTAAACAATTACGTTATCCGCACCCGTCGCGCCCGTGCGGCGATTAATCCAAATCTGAATCGGTCGGCCTGTCGCATTCTTGTTCGGTATTGATACGTAGGTGCTGGATGAAATACGCGAGATATTGATGTCCTGCTGATTGGTACCAGACCCAGTACGGATTACATGGTCAAGCAGGTCTACCGTATCCACCGGCAAATCATAAGTACCGACGTTGTAGGTCAAAGTGTGGGTGCCCTGCTCTAGCGTCCACAAGTTCACGCCACGATTAGCCCAGTCCATCAGAAGCAGGGCAAGACTACGCTTCGACGTACGGAAATCATAACCCGTACGCAATTCAGCCCCACAACGCTCAAAAGCCTCTTCAATAATAGTATTGAGGTCGAGGTTGAAGTCTGTCGTTGCTGTAGTTTTATCGACCATGAATATTATGCTCGTTTACTATTCAAAATTAAGGCCGAAATCAGAAGGTGAGCGATAAGATTTAAGTGCGTCATCACTATAATCTATATTCTTCTCTTTTAAAAAGTTCATTACTGTATTCGGATCAGTAGCACCTTCCCCTACTCTGTTATACCCTTTATTGGCTGCAAGAGTGTACATAGCCGAATTTCTTTGGGCGTCGGTTATTGGGGTGTTTTTTAATTCTTCATATCTAGCGGTTGTGTTTTTATTCCTTTCTAAACGGCTTTCATAATTTTTCAATTCTTCTGGATTTATGTATTCATTGTCGCCAAATTGGACATCTGCAGTGCCATACGCACCATTAGCAAACCGGTTATAGTAGTACGGATTCTTTACCTTGCCAGCCCTACGATTTTGTTCATCGTCACTAATCAACCCGTCATTAAGATCAACTCCAGAATTCCTCCGCGCCCTACGATCTGCTTGATAAGCATCAAATGATTTCCTAAATTCATCAGGAGCCGCCGCAGGGTCCACCCACTTAGGGGGAGGTTGCACATCAGGCGCCAGCCGCGGCTGATTACCCACCCAGCCCGGACTTTCCCCCGCCCAGCCCGGACTTCCCCCCGCCCACGCATACTTAAATGGGTCCGACGACGGCTGGTTCGCTCCCTCATCAGGAATAAACATCTGCCTAGTCCTGTCGTCGAGGCGAACATCTGTAAGCATAGAACGCCCGACATTAAAGTCCGGGTTCAATTTCATGCCCGGAGGTGGGGCGTTGGGGTCTCTATTTCCCCCTTGAACAGCGCGCAACTGGCCGAGCAGTGCAGCAATACCGCCGCCCATACCACCGAAGCCACCCATCATTGGGTTAAAGCCGCCGAAACCGCCTAAGCCGCCCATCATGGGGTTAAAGCCGCCCATACCGCCGAAGCCGCCATAACCGCCCATCATGGGGTTAAAGCCGCCCATACCGCCAAAGCCGCCCATCATGGGGTTAAAGCCGCCCATACCGCCGAAGCCGCCATAACCGCCCATCATGGGGTTAAAGCCGCCCATACCGCCAAAGCCGCCATAACCGCCCATCATGGGGTTAAAGCCGCCCATACCGCCAAAGCCGCCAAAGCCGCTGACATTAAACGGCGCACCATAGGCACCGCCAAAACCACCCATGCTGCCAAAACCGCCTAGTCCGCCACCCATTCTGTTGCCTATCTGGGGCGCAGAGACAGCCGGAGAGGGTTTCGGCTGTAAACCTTGTTGGGTAGATACGTTGTTCATGTTACTTCTTCAGGCCACGCAGCGTTTGCGCGAGACGGGCACGTTGACCCATCTTGCCCGGAGCCTTTGCGGCTTTAGCAAGTTTAGCGGCGGGAATCTTTTGCCCCGCCTTGACGCCAAGGCTGCTACGTAGCGCACCGGGCTTTTTAATGGCTTCTTTAATCCAGCCGCCTTTCTTCAACACGCCTCGCCCTTTAAGGACATCAGCGCGAGTTACGCGACCATCACCGGTCAAATCAGGAAAATTTTTAGCCATGTCACATACCCCTACGTCTGTACGGCCTTACTTTTTCTTTAACACCCTTGGGCTGCGAGACAAACTGCTTGCCTTGGGCCTTGCCTTTCCTTTTGGCAGCGGTGGTACGGGCATACTCAGAAGGGCTGAGAGCCTTGATCGCAGCCTCTGGAAGGTATCTTTCGCCCGTGTCAGAAGATCGTTTACCACTCTTCGTTCTCCACTTCTGCTGCGTCCACGCTTTAAGG